ACAAAATCAGGGACTACAAATCTAGAATGTTCAAAAGAAAGTAGAGTAATTAAGGGAGATATTGACACTACCGAATTAGTGAAAGAAATAACAATAGCAGGACAAACATGATACATTATTACGGAATAGTTGAAGATAGAAATGACCCTCTTGAAATAGGAAGAGTAAGAGTTCGTATTCATGGTTTACATACAGAAAATAAATCACTAATTGCAACACCCGACCTTCCATGGTCTCAAGTGATTCTTCCTACAACCTCTGCAGGACTTTCAGGATTTGGAACACAACACGGTTTAGTTGAGGGGTCTACAGTCGTAGGTTTCTTTAGAGATGAAACTGATATGCAAGACTTTATTGTCTTAGGGTCAGTTGCAGGTATTCCTGCAAAGGGATATTTAGAGGATGAAAAAGATGAATTGAAAGATAGAAAGCCTGATGATGGTTTTAATGACCCTAGACGATTATCTTCAGGTGCATATAATTCAACACCCGATGGTAAAAACTCAGACGAGTCAGGTGGTAAAAGACCTTTTGGATTGGAACATGGTTTAGACACTGCACCTATTAAACCTGAAAAAGTAGAAATAAAATATGACGGTAAAGGTTCTACTATCACAAACCCAACACTTACTGAAAAAGACTTACCCCATTATCCTCTCTATGTTGATGAATCAGATATATCAAAGTATGCAAGAGGTGAAGAGGATTACACTTCGAGAGACACTAGTAGTGCAAACGGTATCAAGTCAAACGCAAAACCAGTTTATCCATACAACAAAGTTTTAGAATCTGAATCAGGTCACGTAATAGAAATTGATGATACTAGAGATGCAGAAAGAATTGCAGTTGAACATAGGTCAGGAACATTTACAGAAATTCATCCTGATGGTTCTCAAGTAAGTAGAATTGTAAACGATAGATATACTATAGTGTGCAAAGATGATGAAGTTTACATTGGTGGAAAGGTCAATGTAAAAATACTTGGAGATGCAAAAATAGATGTTGGTGGAGATGCAACAATGGATGTGACTGGTAAAACAAATGTCACATCTATAGAAGATATGACATTTACTGCACCCAATATCAAATTATATGGTAATGTAATAAAACTTAATTCATAATGGCAGGATTTACAGTACAAACTCCAACTGCATTCGGGTGTCCACCTGATACTATCTTTTCTTTACCAACAAAAGAAGAATTGGTAAATGCATTTAATAAGATTGCACAAATTCCAAGTAAACTTAGAGTGTATCTAGTGCAACATGGAAAAGAACTTGCACAAGATGTAATTGATGAAATAAATGCAGTCATAGAAAAGGTCGAAGACTTTATAGACAAAGTTCAAAAACTTCTCAGTCCTTATTGGAGTGCAGGAAAAATACGAGAATGGCAAAAAGAAGCCGCAGATGCATTCGATGAAATCATAAAAGAGTTTCACACTTACATACCAACAAAGATTGCAGAACTCATAATGAAATTAGTTCCAATAGATTTGATATTTAAGTTTGGTGGTCTTGCAATTAACATTATTAGAATCTTTGACCCAACATATCAATCAGAAATAAGAGCTCAAATTGCAGAAAGGATTGATTACTTTTTTAATCTTGTTCCAAATAAAATTAAAGGTTGGAATGAAGAGTTTGGTATATTATGTAATGAGTGGAAAGCAAAATTAACTTGGTCATATATCAAAACAGAAATATCTAAGTATCTAAACAATACACTTCATGCAGTGTTTGGAAAACTGATTGATATTTTTGACGAGATATGGGACTTATTGGGTTTACCAAGTCTTGTGGGTTTATTAACTATGCCTGATATTGCAACACTTATCAACAATGCAATACAGGGTTTTATGGAAAAGAGACGTGAAATCTTAGAAAAATTAAAAGATACAAGTCTCACACAACTTGCAAGAGAAAAACTAATAGAAGAGTACGAAAAAATTAGTGAAAAAATTGGTGAAGCATTAGATAAGATATCAGTATTTGGATTTAATATAGTTTCAATCATTGGTGGTAAAATTGATACTACTGTTGAAATGTTAGAACAAAAAATTGCAGAAATCAAACTTGCATTTGAAGACTTCATGCAAAACTGGCAGAAGAAATTACTCTTTGATTGGGTAAAGATTGTGAAGAAGTTCTTTAGTGCAATTGGTTTAGGTAGTATATTCAAATGGTTGTTCTTTACATTTTGCGATTTCTTAAAACTATTAGGATTCCCTCCTTCTATTCCTGCGATACCAACAATTGCAGGTGTCATGACTGTTGAAAGTGTATTACCCAATAACGATATATCAAATAGATTACAGGAAATAGACTCTGCAACACTTAGAGAGGGTGGTCAGTCAAATTATATCAGTGCAACAGACGAAGGAAACGATGACGGACTTGCAGTTTACACTGCAGACGGTAATACAGATAGATTCAATCTCCCAAGTGGTAGTGGAGATGTGTATGTATTTAAAGACGGAGTCAGACAAACAGTCTTTGCAGGGTTTGGACAAGTATTTTTTATGGACGGACAGGTAAGATTTAGAAACACTCCTGAACAAGGTGCATTAATTTCAGTAATTAGGTAATTACAGTTCTTACAACTGTATAAATAGTATTATGACCGAATATGTAAACAACGGAAAAACAGTTTCCTCTGAAAATATCTATTCAGATTTGAATCTTTCATTTACACCACATCCAATCACGGGTGATATTACAAGAAAGACTGATGTAGATGCAGTAAAAAGGTCAGTAAGAAATATAGTCTCTACTAATTCATACGAGAGACCATTTAAACCCAATTTTGGTGTAAATTTAAGAAATAAATTGTTTGAATTGGATACATCTGTATTCGGAAAAGGACGTGTTGCAAATGATATTGCACGTCAGATAGAAATTCACGAACCTAGAGTAAGAAATGTAAAGGTAGTATTAAACGAAGTGAATCGTAATGAACTGAGTATGCAGATAAGTTTTAAAGTTATAAACAGTTTAGAAACAGAAGAATTAGAATATGTACTTACAAGGACACGATAATGGCAGTTAAAAGTTCACAATTAAATATTACAGATTTAGATTTTGAGGATATTTCTTTAAATCTTAGAAATTATCTAAAAGGACAAGACCAATTTAAGGACTATGACTTTGATGGTTCTTCTATGTCCATATTGGTAGACTTACTTGCATATGCATCACACATAGGTGCAGTGAACACAAACATTGCAGCTTCAGAGTTATTCTTAGACTCTGCACAAATTAGAAAGAACGTTGTTTCCCGTGCAAAAGATTTAGGGTTTGTTCCTCAATCAGAAACAGGTGCAACTGCAATTGTAGATATTACACTTAGTGGTGTAAAAAATCCTGATGACACTTATCCAACAACAGTTGAAATGTCATTAAACAGAGGTTCACTATTTCAATCTACTTTTGATGGGACTACATACGATTTCATAGTTCCAACAACAATCAAACCAACACAAAGTGGAGACACATACATTTATAACAACGTACAATTAGTACAAGGTACTTATGCATCAGATACTTTTGTTTATGATACACAACTTCCTAATCCGAAGTTTGTACTCACTAACAAAAGAGTAGACAAATCTAGAATACAAGTCTCTGTAAATTCAAATGGGGTGACTTCAACTTATGCATTGTCCACTAACATATCTAATATCACAACAACATCTAAAGTGTTTTATGAACAAGAGAACGAAGACGGGTTTAGAGAAATCTATTTTGGTGATGGTGTATTAGGTCAACAATTATTAGACGGTGATATTATTACAGTCACATATATCGTAGTAGACCCAACTCATGCAAATGGTGCTAGAACCTTTGCAATGATTAATGCAATTAATGGTTTTTCAAATGTTCAAACAGTTGCAACCTCAATTGCACAAGGTGGTGCAGAAAAAGAATCGATAGAGTCTATCAAATTTAAAGCAAACAAATTCTATACTTCACAAAACAGACTTGTGACACTCAACGACTATAAAGCAAAAGTATCAGAATATTATCCAAATGCAGATGCAGTTGCAGTGTGGGGTGGTGAAGATAACAACCCACCTGAGTATGGTAAAATCTTTGTTGCACTTAAACCTAAAAACTCTGATTACTTATCCGATACAGAAAAGAAAGAAGTGGTCAGAAAACTAAATGCATTGAACATGTTAACAGTAAGACCAACTATTGTCGACCCCGAAATTATTAAGATACTTATATCTTCAACATTTAAATACAATGCAAACGCAACAACTTTATCACAAGGTGAATTAGAAACAGTTGTAATTAATGCAATTAATACTTTTGATAATCAGAATTTAAGTAATTTTGATTCTATCTTTAGACATTCAAATCTAATTAAGACTATAGATGAATCAAACGATGCAATCTTATCTAACACAACAAACATAAGATTGAAAAAATCACAAAAAGTTTTTACAGACACTGCAAGAGGTGTGACTGTTGAGTTTGGAAACGGACTCTTCAACCCTCACGTAGGTCATAATAAAATGGGTGGTGGTATTATAGTCACCACTGGTTTCAAAGTTTCAGGAGATTCAGTAAATACTCAGTATTTCGATGATGACGGTGAAGGAAATCTAAGAAGATATTACCTTTCAGGGTCAACAAGAATCTATCAGGATAATTCTGCAGGTACTGTAGATTATGCAACTGGAAAAATATCAATCAACTCTATCTTCTTCACCTCAGTGGTGAATGTAGATAGTACGATTGACTTTACCGTTATCCCTAATAGTTTGGATGTGGTTGCAACTAGAGGTAATCTAGTTGATATCGACCAACAATCTATTACGGTGAAAGGTGAAATAGACACCATCGCAAGTGGTGAATCGAGTGCTGGAGTTGGTTATACATCAACCTCCTCCAGTAGTTATTAATCGTTATGAAGAAAGTGGTCGGGAGTCCCCCGAGTAGTTTCCCATTTATTTGGATTTTATAGGAGAAAAAAATGGCAGATAAAAAAATTAGTGCTTTAACAGCAGTATCAGATTCAGAAATCGGTGCTGATGATTTATTGCATATCGTTGACAATCCTGGCGGTACACCAGTAAATAAAAAAATGACCATTGGTCAGTTGTTTGAAAATATCCCTACTCATTTAGCAGTAAACGATATTACTACATTAACTGCAACTGCATCAAACCTTGCATCATCATTCGTTTCTGCGATTGACGGTTCTGCATGGACTGGGTCAGTTTCATTTACATTGGATGACGGAACAGATGTTGGTCAAATTAAAATCATTTATGCAAAAACTGAACCTGCAAGTTCATACAGTGCAAATATCGAAGTGACAAGTTGGGGTTATTCTTCAACTTCAGGTACTGAGATTGTACTAGATGCACAAGGTGAAGCTGTGATTTGTATTTGGGACGGTTCAAACTGGTACCCAATTTCTGTTTTCGGTGCAACAGTACAGTAAGATAGAAGATGAAGGAATATGCAACTGATAGTCTAAGTTCAAGACTTCCAAATCTCTTACCTGAATTTGTAAGAGAGGAGAGTCCTGCACTTGAGGCATTCATTAAGTCATATTTTGAATACTTAGAGTCGGAGATAATTACATTATCTTCACAATCAGTTCTTGATAATTTAAGTTTGGAAGACGGTCTCGGTGACCTACTATTGGAAACCGAGACAGACTTCTCTCCAAATGCAGAATCATCTAAAATTATTACAGAACAATCAGTTTTAAATCCAACACTGAATGCATCACCTTTTACAAAGGGTGAATTTGTTGTTGGTAGTAAATCTAAATCAGTTGCAAGAATAGACATTGTAGTTGGTGATAAAATTTATGTCGATACTATATCAGGGAATGGTTTCTTAAAAGGTGAAACTATTACTGGTAGAGAATCAAAACAATCAGGTGTAGTCGGAAACTTTAAACAGAACTCTGTTCTTGCAAGTAATAAACTATTAGACTACTCTGATATCGATAGAACCTCAGAAGAATTTTTACAATACTTCCAAAATGATTTTATACCATCATTAGACATAGGTTCTACTGTTGACCGTAGGTTAACAATAAAACACATTAAAGATTTATATCAAACAAAAGGAACTGCAGAGTCTGTTCAGTTCTTAATGAGATTGTTGTACGGTCAAGATGCAACAATTAGATATCCCGATAACGAAACAATCTATCTTAACGAATCTGATTATAGTCAAGTAAGAAGAATGAGAGTTCAAGTGAACTCTGCACCTCCACAAGCAACAGATAGAATAATACAAT